GAAATTCTTCTTGCTACTTTTCGTTCTTTTATAGGAGCGGAGAACTATCTGGAGCATGTCCAGGTACCAGAGCTTTCCAAGGGAAAAATTCTTGATGCTGTGCTTCGGCCAGTAAAGTACAGGAATGCAGACGGCAAAACGGCAGATGTCTTCTATTGTTTTGCTGGTGATTCTAAGGTGTTGATGGCTGATGGGTCGGTTAGGTGTATTTCTGAGGTTTCTCCCGGTGACTTCGTTTTCTCTAAAGAGGGAAGGGTGAGGGAGGTTTTGGCGAATTCAGAGAGATTCGCTTCAAATCTCGTCAAGTTGAAACTTCGAGGGGTCATTGACGACATCACTGTAACATCAGGGCATGGATTTTGGGCTAAGAAAAACCTGTCTGACGAGTGGGGGTGGGTTGAGGCAGGGAAACTGACAAGGAATTGGTGGGTATTTCAACCTACTCCGGCTATGAACGGCAGAAAGAGAGTTGAGGGGAATTTTGCGTGGCTTGCTGGTATGTATTTGGCGGAAGGTTCTCTGGTTTCACGGGAACTGGCAAATGGGGAGGACTGTTTCGTTACGACTCAGTTTACGTGTCACGCATCTGAAAGGGATTTGATTTGTCAGGTTGCCGAATCTGTGCTTCGTGATATTGGGTCGTTTGACGTTCCGTTTTTTAATAACAGGTGGACTGGGGAGTCGCAATACCGGAGCGTTGATGGGTCGGTCAATTACCGGGAATATGGAGATGCGGGGGCTAACATTCGTGTTGGTCACAGGGTGCTGGCCAAAGAGATGTTTCGGCTTTGCGGAAAGGGAGCGTCTTCAAAATCAATTTCTGACGAGATTCTGACAGAATGGGATGACGAGGCGAAGAAGCATTTTCTGGCGGGGGTGATAGATGGAGATGGTCACTGCCGAGGAAATGTGGTTTCAGTCAAGCTGTCTAGCAATCAAGCGATTCAACAGATTGAATTTATCCTATCTTCTCTTGGGATGGCCTATTCGACTACCGGGAATTGGCATGATGGTCCGTATTCCGGCTGTGCGACCATTGAACTGGACTGCTATTCCTCAAATATGATGAGGCCATACCTTCGTGTAAAGACCAAATTTTCAAAGCCTCCGTCTCGTCCTGGGATGAATAACAGGACATCTATTGCTGTTCCTGGGGGGATTGCCAGACGTGTAGAATCGTTGGAGAAACTGTCTGACCTGGTTGAAATTCCGGTCTATAACATTGAAGTGGCTGATGACCATTCGTATGTTGTGTCAAACGTTGCTGTTAAGAATTGTGACATTTTGGTGGCAACGAACCGAAAGCATTCCGAACTGGTAGGGAAGATTGCGTCTGGAGAAGTCTCAACTATGTCAATGGGGTGTATTTGCAATTATGTACAGTGTTCTCGGTGTGGGTCTGAAATGGGGGATAATGACCCTAACTGTGAACATTTGAGTAGCCAGATTCTGTCTACCTTCATTGATGAGAATGGGATTCAAAGAAGAGTTGCAGAACTTTGTGGTCGGTCATTTTTGAAAGATGGTAATCGTGTTGGTGACCCGGACTCGGTGCGGTTCATTGAGGCGTCTTGGGTAGAGAAACCGGCCTTTGAGGGTGCAGTCCTGAATCACTATATCGGTGAAGTTCGGGATGCAGGGCATGTGTTGGCATTCCCAACAGATAGGTTAGAGGAAACCATAGATGACTTGTTTAGGCTTCGGGTGGCAGATAGGAACGGAATGTTGGTGTTGCGGTTGGCTAGAGAGGAGCTTATGAAGCGGAAGAGGGAGGCCTTGATTGATAGGGTGGCTCGGTGGGCTTCAAATTGAGCCTATAGTGGTTTGAGAGACCTGAAAGAGATTTTTAGTGCTAAGTTACTTTTAGGACTAAAGTTGGCGAAAAACGCATGTGTGTGGCGGTTTCATGGCGTTTTGATGTATCTTAAGAAATTCATAATTCTTTTATATTGGCTCTTTTGTGTAGAGAGCATCCCTGTGGATACAGTCATGATTGAACTTGGTTTAAGGGGGATTTCTGATGAGTGATAGTGCTGAAGTTAGAGCACTTCAAAAGAAAGTAGCACGTCTGGAAGAGCATTTGTCGTCTCTGACAGGCAAAGAGGAGTCCAAGCCGGAATCTACCGGCAGGGAGACTCTCGCTGCTGAGATTGAAGAGCTTGAGAAGAGAATCACTGGTGGGGTTTACATGGATGAGGAAATCGTAGAAGAACTCCCAGATGATGAGTTCTGCGAAGAAACATTCATGGATGAAGACCTGGACGAGGACCTGGACCTTGATGAGGACCTGGACCTTGATGAGGACCTGGACCTTGATGAGGACCTGGACCTGGAAGATGTCTATTGTCGGGCATCCGAGACAAAACCTGGAGTAGAAGACAAGGTTACTCAGGACTATCTGAGTGATGCGGAAAAAGAAGAAGGCAGTGACCTCGCAGACGGAGATTCTTCTAGTGTGGTGTCTTTTGAGAATCTCAAAGAGGCTTCCAGTCGTCTTGATAGGCTTGCCGCATACTGTGAAAAGCACGGTGAGATGGAGTTAGCTCTCCATTGTGACCAGTTGGCTGACCGTGTTGATGCCCAACTCACCGCAACAGAGGAGGGAAAGTAACATGGGTCAGAAGAGAATAAGACTCACACACCGTTCACGAGAGGCTGTTGAAAACAGTCCTCCGTTCCCTGGAGACGTTGGAAACGAAGGTCGTCCATACAAGAAACGTGACCAGTACGATAACTGGGAAGAGGTTGTCAATCATCCACTCCCGGATATGAGAACTGAGTGGAAGACCAACCCACGTAACGAAGAAGGCTTCGGTATTCCTAAGTCTGGTCCTCCCACTGTGGCAGCCGTCAAGCTGGCAGCCAGCAAGAGGGTGAGATTGGCCGTTCTGCTCTTGGGCAACAAGACCCCGGAACCGGTCATTGAAGACCAGGCTCGTGACTTCTTTGCTCTGACGGAAGATGTCGTAGACAGAACTCTGGCTCGGTTTTCCGATACTAAGGAACTCTATTCCTCAGCCGACGAAGAGACTTCTGAAGAGACCAAGGAAGCTTCTGAGGAAGAGACTTCTGAAGAGACCAAGGAAGCTTCTGAGGAAGAGATGTTCGAAGCTGACGTTCAGGCCCGACTGGCTGAGTTGGTAGCCGAGTCAGAAGCCAAGTCTGATGACCGTCAGGCCAAGATTGAAGAGAAAGCTCAGGAACTCCTGGCTAAGAAGGCTGAGGAAGAAACTGAGGAAGAAACTGAAACTGAAACCGAAGAGGAATCCAAGGAAGCCTCTGAGGAGAAGTCTGAGGTTGAAGAAGAATCCAAGGAAGCCGCTGAAGAGACTCAGGAAGAGTCTAAGGAAGCGGTAGCCGAAGAGAAGGAACCGGAGAAGCAGGCTATGGGTGAAATGGACATTGAGATGACCACAGCAATGCTCGATGAACCTGTTGCAGACCCGGTTGAAGATGCCAAGCTGGCTGAGTTGTTTGACTCACCTCAAGCGACTGAGAAATCTGAAGACTCAACCCAGAAAGAGGCTTCGGAGAAGCAAGGCGTGAAGAAGTTGGGGGGGCAGCCGAAAGTAGCGTCATCAGATGCTCCTGCTGACCTCAGTCAACTCTGGGATTCCGCTCCTGACGTGAGCGAAGCGTTCAAGTAGGGGACTGTTCCCCAGAGTTAGACACATGTGGCCTTTTTTTTTAAGGAGGAATCGCAATGGCACTTACGATTCTCATTCGTACCCAACTCAACTCTATTCCAGTGTTGTCGGATGCTTGCTTCACGAGAGCAAACTATGGCAACAACACGAATACGACGTTGAGCGTGAACACCCCCAGAGGCGTTTTGGGAGGTTCTGTTGCCGGACTTAGTGCAGGTAATGACTACACCGTTGTTCCTTGCACGAATGCACTGATGCCCGTTGGACTTTTTGTCAACGATGCCGCTGGTGCAGCGTTCGAAAACAGCCCCGCAGTCGCTTCCGGTAAGGTGGCAGTCATCAAGGGTCAGGCATCAGTTGAAGTGGATGTCTATGAGACCAGGAATGCCGCCGACACGGCGAACATTTCTTATGCAGTCGGTGAGAAGCTCTATTGCTCTGCATACGGGCTTTTGACGGACGAGGCGTCCAGTGACGGAACGGTGATTGGTGTTGTTACCAAGGCACCGAGTACTGCAAGCCCAACCCTTGGTTTGGACATGCGTATCTAACCGGGAACATTCCCGGTGGTATGTAAAGCCAAGCACAGTTTTTTAAGGAGGATTACTCATGGCAATCGACAATCAGACCAAGCAAGAACTCATTGGTCAGCACATTCGGACGGCGGCTGGCCGTCAACGTCTGGCTGCCTCTATGATTCAGCCCTTGCGTCGTCGTCGGGACTATACGAGCGTCGGTCGGAAGGCGTTCTATGTGGAAGCTCTGCCTGATGGTGCGTTGCCCATCTACGACAAAGACCCAAACATCACCGCATACGTCGTTGGTGAAGAGGGTGAAAACATCGTAGCCGTGGCGAAGCCCAAGCGTGTTTTGTTTCCGCTGTTTGAGATTGCGTCCAATCCCGAAATCCAGTTGACCGAAATCAAGCAGCGTCGTTTTGACCTGATTGAGCGGTCGGTGGACCTCGCAAAGTCGGAAATCCAGGCTGAGGAAGACCGGAAGGTTTTCGCTGTTATGGATGCTCTGGCTGCGGATGCAAGTAACCCTAACCCGGCCATCGCTGTCACCGGAAACCTTACGGCCAATGCCTTGGCTGATGCGTTTGCGGCGATTGAACGGTCGGACGTGCGTGTGTCTTCGGTGTTCTTGAACGCCAAGGATTACGCTGACCTCCGTAAGTGGGACCGTGACACCCTGGACATCCAGACCCAGGCCGAACTTCTCAAGACTGGCTTGATGGCCATTCTGTGGGGAGCAAAGCTCATCGTGTCACGTATCGTCACGGAAGGTACCGTCTATGTCTGTGGAGAGCCTGAATTCTTCGGGCGTATCCCGGTGCGGACGGAACTCACGGTGCTGTCAGCGGATGACCCGAAGAATCGGCTCATCGGTTTCTCGGTGTTTGAGCAGGTTGGCATTGGGGCATATAACCCCTTCGCTCTCCAGACGCTCGCTATCACTCGTGTCTAATAGGCCGTCAGGTTAGGTGAGAGGGCTAATCCCCCTCTCACCTATCCATCTCCACCAGGTCTCACTGACCTGTATCGTCTGCTGCCCATACGGTTGCCCTGCCGTGGCAGAGACATGAGTCTGTGCCGTTGCCCTGCGGACACAGACTACATACCTGACCGCCTTTCGACCCTGTACGGTTGCCCTGCCGATACAGGGTCTTTTTTTGTACACAGAAAATCATCAACTTGCGTAGAATAATTTGAGAATCTGACATATAGATGTAGTGGAGAAAGGACCTACATTAACGAAGGAGGGAGTCATGGATATCAACACGCTGAGAACTCAATGGGAAGCCTGGCAATCGGCAAACAAGGCAAAGGCAAAGACACTCAGCACAAAATTCACGAACGATGTAATCTTTTACGGGATGCCGAAGGCTCAAGACGGACTTGCCACGGTTATCGCTGGCAAGCTCAACTTGAATCATGGAGAAGTGCTCGGACTGTTGAAGGCTATCCAGTAAATATCCTGCAAGAAGTGCGAGATGTGTTTACGGCAGATGAGAACCACCGGGACCGGCTACCAGTCTCGTCTGCTCGGTTTCTCGGGTTATCGTCTTTTCGTAAGGAGGACAACGCCATGGCCTGTCAGATTTGTGGAGTGGATGACAAGAAAGACCTCTTCTCATTTGTTACTCAATCGCCAACATGCTCAATCTGCACTATCAAATACATGGGCGGACTGCCGCAGACTTCCGAGCGGATTGCCCAGGTACGTGAGCGACTTGGCTTGAAGTCTGGAGAGATGCTCAAGCATGACAGAGCCAACGAAGCCAAACAGATTCTTGGACGATAACCCTTGGGTAACCCTCAAAGGGTCATTTTTTTGTACCCATTTCTTTGATAATCCGCCTCTTACAAGGGACGGTCTTTCAAGAAAGTCTGAGAATTTTCAGACCAAATGGTTCTTGGTATCAAAGGAAGAGCACAGGAAGCTATCTGGGACCATCTTC